TCTCCCGCTTCGTTCCTCGCCCAGCTCTGGCCGCGCCCTTCATGCTGTCATCGCATCCCGGCCATGCAGACCTGAAGGAGGAGACCCTGACCCTGCCAGATGACCGCAGGATCGAAGGCATCAATGACTTCATCTTCTCCATCGACCAGAACGGCGTCCAGCAGCGCATCTCCAACGTCAAGGGGACCTTCCTGTTCGTGGACTACTCATCCGTCACCTCGACAGTGGACAGGGTGGACGTGAAGAAGGACCGCTTCCATGTGGCCATCACTGTCGCACGCCCTCGGCCGAAAGACCAGGATCAGGCGACCGAGATGCTCTGGCAGGATGAGATGCTGGACATCATCACCAACATCAGGCGCGTCATCCGCCACGACGAAGACCTCAAGAGGTCCGTCTGGTGGCTTGACTTCCCGACCACCATCTCACCATGGAACGCCCCGTCGCTGGGGAATTCCACAGGCTGGACCATGGAGTTCGACATCACAGGCATCGACATCGTATAACATCACCGAACTATGGAAAACTCACAGAACACCATCGCACAGCTGCAGGCCTACAACCCGCACATCCGCAAGATCACGGGCATCGTGATCCACTGCTCCGCCACCGAAGAGGGCGGCGACTTCGACGCTGACGATATCGACGTATGGCATACGGAGCGCGGCTTCCTCGGCATCGGCTACCACTACGTCGTGAAACTGGACGGAACGATCCAGACGGGCCGCGACCTGACCAAGGCCGGCGCCCATGTCTCCGGACACAACAGGAACACCATCGGCATCTGCTACATCGGGGGGCTTGACGCCAAGACGAAGAAGGCGAAGGATACCAGGACCCCGGAGCAGAAGGAGTCCCTCCGCTGGCTGATCCGCGCCATCAAGGCCCACATGAAGGGCGGACAGACCCTCACGGTCAAGGGTCACAGGGACTACAGCCCGGACAGGAACGGCAACGGCATCATCGACGCATCCGAGCGCCTGAAGGAGTGCCCGTGCTTCGACGCCATACCAGAATACTCCGACATCTGATACTCACCGGTACAAGGTCATTTTTGTGTTTCGGAAAGACTGCAGCAGTGATGCTCCAGTCTTTCTTTTTTGTATCTTTGTGCAAAATTTTTTCCTGAACATGGCACGAGACAAGAACAACGGATTCAACCCGAGGGTCATCATTTGCGAAGAGCATGGAGAGAAAGGTCTGAAAGTGGCCCAGAAGATAGATATGGTCTTCATGATGGCGAAGTCCATCGACGCCGCTGATGAGCGACGAAGATGCTCCGGATCCGAGAAAAATGACTAAATTTGCACGTCATACAATTACGACATCTTTGATCCATACACACCGGTCGCCTCCCTGTGAAGGGCGGCGGCTTTTCTTTTGCCGTGGCAAATCCGGACATATTCGTAGAATATGGCGCCTATTTTGCCACACCATCAGCCCGAGAGTATACGCAAAAAATTACAAAAATTGTTGCATGTGTCGTTTTTTTCCCTACCTTTGCTCCCGTTCACCACATACTGTACCGTCGCAACCCAACCTATTTGGGTGTATAATTGCATACGGAAATTCAGGTATCTCCAGCAGGGTCGCCGGGAAGAAATGAACGGCAGCGACGTAGTACTCGTGGTGAACAGCCCTCGCCGGAGATATTTTATATATTAAATTATCACTATGTTCAAAACGTACTACTCTAAGGCGGTTCTCACCGCCAGCAGGAAATCCCTCGAGTTTCTGATCGAGGAGACAGGCAATCAGATCGTCGCACTGCAGACCCTCGCAAAGGTCGTGGATGACACCGACGCCCCGATAGACCAGCAGGTCCTCGAGGAACTCGACAATCTCTTCACCACGGCGAACAGGATGCTCCACCAAGAGGTGGCGAACCTGGACCACATCGAGCAGATGCAGAAGTCGGCGAAGGAGGCCCGCGCAGCCCACAAGAATATCCGCGCATCACACATCACCAAACAGTCGAACCAGGCACACGGTGCCACAGCGTAAGGAGGAATAGATTATGGCAAAATTTGCAGGACCTTGCGGATGGATCACCCGCACAGCCGCACAGCTCCACGATGGAGTCGGCGAGATTGAAAACTATGTCCTCAAGAGGAAGAATCTCCCTGAAGATGTACGCCAGACCCTCATGGAAGTACAGCTACAGCTGAACAGGGCAGCCAGCCGCCTCTACGATTGCTCCCGCGCACTCATCGAGGCCGACGCCGAGGAACTCTCAAGGAAGGAGGGCAGGTGATGAGAGCGGACGAGATCACCATGCAGGACATCAAGGAAGTCCTGACGATAGCGGAGGACGTGGGCAAAATCACCAGAAGACTCGACAGACTCCATATCTACAAGTCCCACGGCGAGAGCCGCAGGAAGGACATCACGCAGAAGTACGACGACGACATCGTCAGGATCATCGGCGAACTCGATGACATCAAGGCCGACATCAAGGTCCTCGCGTCCAACATCCTGAACGACTCGATATCTGACAACGCCAGCAAGGAGGTCGGAAATGAGCAAGATGACTGACGAACTCATGGAGGCGATGTACCACCTGCACAAGGGTCTCCACATCTTCAACAAGACCTTCCACTCCCTTCCGGAGACAGTCAAGGAGAAGCACGGATCCACCCACAACGACATCATCTTCGACACCAACGCGAACGCCGGACTGATAGGCGATATCGTCATAGACCTGCTCAAGTAAAAACGCTATATTTGCCGAAAAGTTTTTCACCATGTTTTCAACACAGTTCAAGCACGACCTCACGAACTTCATGACCGCACAGGGCTCCGCCCTTCTGAACCATCAGAGAGCCATCGCGGACGCTTACTACAAGACCCGCACAGGCACGCTCTCGAGAGCGCTCGGAGGTCAGCCTGAAGTCCAGCAGATGAAGGTCTCGATACCATACCCGAAGCACATCCGCTTCCTGGACATGAAGAAGACCCGGCTCGGCAAGAGGAAGAAGAGATACGCGCAGATATACAACCGCTACGTCTACGGATATCTCAAGAGTCCGGTCTGGAGGGTGCTCATGGCATCCATACCGAAGGCCATGATCCGGACGATAGAAGAAGCACTCACCCACAAAACCAGATGACAATGTAGCGTTTTTTTGATTTGCATTTTTTTGGGACGGCCCTCTTCGGCCGTCCTTTTTTCGTTCCGGCTCCCGTCCTAACTTCGCAAGAAAACAGGACAATATATGAGCATCGAAAATGAAGTCGTACGATTTATCGCACAGGTGGATCTGGACCCGCAGGACCAGGCGAAGTTCACCGCCGGCCTGAAGGAGGCGGAGGCGGAGTGCGAGGCGCTGAGGGCTACCATCAGCAAGGCTTCGCAGGCGCTGGCGCAGATGCGCGCCAGGGGCGAAGAGAACAGCGAGGAATACATGCGCCAGGCCGAGATCCTGAAGGAGAGCCACAAGCAGCTGAAGGAACAGATCAAGGTCACGAACAAGTACTCCTCAGCCCTCTCCACGAACCAGATGTCCATCAAGCAGCTGAAGGATCACGCGAAGCAGCTCCGCGGGGCGCTGAACTCCATGCACAAGGACGCGAACCCTGAACTCTGGGAGAAGTACAACAAGGAACTCATCGAGACCGAGAAGCGTCTGGGCGATCTGAAGATCGGGGTCGCCGGCATCAAGGAGCCGCTCCTGTCTCTTGAGAAGATCAAGGGCACGATGAAGACCCCCGCCTTCTGGCTGACCGCAGCCACCACGGCAGCGGCCGGACTGTTCGCCGGCTTCAAGAAGATGACGGAGCAGACCCAGGTATGGGGCGACAAGTGGGCGATGGTCCAGGCGAAGTTCAACGCCGGATGGAACCAGCTCATCGCGAACATCGCCCAGGGAGACAATGTCATCAAGGGCTCGATCCGCTCGGCCATCGAAGCGGCGGAGAAGGCTCAGAAACTCCGCGACGAACTCTTCGAGCGCCAGAACGCCCTGAACATCATGGAGGCGGAGTACCAGGGCAAGATCAACACACAGCAGGCCACAGTGCAGGACTCGTCCAAGTCATCCGAGGAAAGGATGGCAGCTCTTAATGAGGTCATGAGGCTGGAGACCGAACTGTCGGAGAAGAAGAAGGAAATCGCGGCACAGGAGCAGGAAGCGGCCCTTGCCGTCCTGTCTGCCCGCATGAAGATCTCGAAGGAGGAGGTCAAGCTGATCGTGGACAAGTATGAAGAGAACAGGGACCTCATCCTTCAGGCTCAGGAATACAACGGCATCCAGCAGGAGATCGCCAAGAACTCATCGACCATGCTCTACCTCGGCGGCCATGGTGCTGACACTTCCGCCATCCAGAAGGAGATCAACCTGCTCCACGAGACCGCAGAGGGATATGATGACGTCATCAAGTACTACGGCCACCTGATCGCCCAGTACGATCTCGGAAATGACGAGATGGTCAAGGCATACGTGGACGCGACGGTCCAGATGCAGCAGGCCGACAATGACCTGTCCGCAGCCAACGCCGCCCAGGCCCGCCGCCGCGGCTCTCTGAACAAGCAGATCGAGCAGGAGCAGAAGAAGGCGCGCGAAGACGCATACAAGGCCCGCACGGACGCCATCGACAAGCAATACAAGGAAACCATCAACGCACTCAAGCAGCAGCTCCTCCGGAGGGAAATCACCGAGGCCGAGTTCCAGGCGAAGAGCATCACGGCCGAGACTGTCATGCTCGAGCAGAAGAAGGCGGTGAACATCGCCTTCGGCAAGGACATCATCGACATCGAGAGCAGACTCATCGACCAGCGTCTGAAGATCCAGCAGGACATGCAGAAGAAACTGGAGGCTGACGACAAAGCCTTCCGCGAGGCGATGAAGAGGAACACCGAGGAAATGGAGAAGGAACTGGACAGTCTGATCGCCGATGAGACCGCAGCGCTGGAGGCGGAGCTCGAGAACGACCCCATCACCGTCCCGCTGGTCGTCCAACTGTTCAACGATAACCTCAAGGAAACGAAGCGGAGCAAATCCGCCCGCATAGAAGAGACCGACAGCAACTTCGCCGCAGATATGCAGAAACTGCAGCAGACGTACGATCTCAAGCTCATCAGCGAGGAGGAGTTCCTCGCCCGAAAGAAGGCCCTGAACGAGCAGTACGCCACCGACATCATGGCCATCGAGACGGAGACTGCCAGGAACACCCTCGGGGTCATCAACGAGATCATCAACCAGGTCGCGCAGATGACCGCATCAGCCAAGGAGTCCGAGCTCGCCAAGCTGGACGCCCAGATGGAGAAGGAACTGACCCTCGCCGGGGACAATGCCGACGAGAGGGAACGCATCGAGGCGGAGTATGAGGCGAAGAAACTCGACCTGCAGAAGAAATACGCGGACGTGGACATGGGGATCCAGATCGCCCAGGCTCTCTCGGCCGGTGCGCTTGCAGCCGTCCAGGCATGGAACGCCGCAGCCGGCAATCCGGTCCTCGCCGGAGTCATCACCGCGCTCATCGCGGCGACGACAGCCGCACAGGTGGCCACCATCGTCCAGCAGCGCAACACCATCAAGAACGCGACACCAGGCTCAGCCGGAGGCGGTGCTTCAGGCGGTACCGCTCCCATCGGATTCTCGGACGGAGGATACACCGGAGACGGCGGACGCCTGGAGGTGGCCGGGGTCGTGCACCGCGGGGAATACGTGGTACCGCAGCCGGTTCTGCGTGATCCTGCAGTCGCGGCCATGGTGGCCGACATCGAAGGACGCAGGCGCAGGCGCATCCCGTCACGCAGTCTTCCGGGATTCGCCGACGGAGGATACACATCCGGAGCCTCAGGAACTCCGGACGGGTCTGTCCTCGTCGATATCCGCGACCTTCTGGTCGATATCAGGAACACCCCTATCCCCGCCTACATCTCACTCAATACCATCGACGCGGCGAACGATATCCGCAGCCGCTTCCGTGCCCGCACATCATTAAAACGTAAGCCATGAAGATAATCTTAGAAGACGGTGTTCTCGACCTTCCGGAGGGCTTCTCCTTCGAGATAGAGCACCACCACCCGTTCTACTCCGATGAGGGAACAGCATCGATACCGGCAACACTTCCAGCCACCCCGAACAACCTGACGCTCCTCTCCCGTCCGGAGTCATTCCAGCGGAGCAAGCGCTTCATCAAGGAGAAGGAAGCGATACTTGAGAGCGGATCCTTCAGGAAGAAGTGCACGATACTCATCGAGTCGGCCTCCGACAAGAGCATCTCCGCATCCCTCGCCCTGCAGGAGAGCGAGATGTATGCCGCCGCTCAGGACAAGAAACTGAAGGACATCCTCGCCGACATCTCGTACCGCATGTCGAAGATGAACAACGCCACCCCGTACGAGATCTACACCGGCACATACAGGAACAGCTGGTACCTCAATGACGTCGCCCTCTTCCCTGTGGCCGCCGACATGGATCCAGAGAAGGGCACGGCCTTCATCATCAACAACCCGTCGTCGGATACCATCGTGGACTCCGCCCGCACCGTCACCATCGGGGACTCCCAGGTCTCGGTACCGGAGGGCTACGGAGTCGCTCCGTACCTGTACCTGTGGGCCGCCATCCAGTACACCTTCGAGCAGCTGGGCTACACTGTCAAGACGAACGACTTCAAGACCGAGCTCTACTTCAGGCATCTGGTGCTTCTTCATGACCTCGCCGATGTATGCTGCGAGACCTACGACCTCGACCTCCTGTGGGCCTTCCACTACTCCGACCTCGTGCCGGACATCACCGTCGGGGAGTTCATCACATGGCTCCATGACAAGTTCGGCGCCATCGTCACCCATGACTCCGGAGTCGTGGAGATACTCCTGTTCTCCCCACGCTCGAAGAACCTCCCGCCCGACCTGGATCTTACAGAGTACACCAGGGAAGGCATCACCGTCACCTATCCGGAGCCGCAGGGCCTGAGGCTGTCCATGGAGACATCCATAGAGAGGGCCGAACCGGCAGCGGAGTCCATGGAAGATCTGCGCATCCTGTTCGAGAACTGCGGAAACGCGGCGAGTTACGACGCCATAACCGGCTCCGGCCTGTTCTCCGTTCCGCCGCCCGGCCAGTACTTCTTCCGCGACGGCAACGGCAACATCTCCCTCCTCGGCTCCGAGGCTTTCCCATACTCCAGGAAGGCGTCACCGGCGGAGTGTATGGAGATATCCACCGCCGACGAGTTCGTTCCGATGGTCCGTTTAAATAATATGTATATGCCATATATCGGCCAGCGGCAGCATAAATACATAGGGGCGGGCGATCCTGCTCCAGCCCAGTCCATCAAGATCTGCTACGCCCATTTTTCCGGCGGAGTCTTCCAAGGATCCACGAACACATACGGAAAGTCCGGCAGCGTCATCTCAGCCGTCTCCGGCGCCACGACTCCTGTCCGGTTCCCGTCGCTCACCCCTGAAGGACTCCGGACATGGTGGGAAGTCATGGAGACATGCCTGCTGAACTCCGCACCCGTTCTCGAGGCGGAGATGGACATCCCGATCTCCGTCGTGCTATCTACAGACCTGACCACCCCGAAACTCCTGAAGGGCGCGCGCGTCATCATCACGGACATGACCTTCACTGTCGGAGAGTCCGACATCGCTCACGCTGTGGCCACCCTGCAGGTCCTCCCTCAGTACTCCGACCTTCTGACGTCTCCGAAGATCATCTTCGGCACAGCCTACTCCTGGAAGGTGGAGAGCACCCGCTGGCTCTACGACGGCGGAGCGTACACTGTCATCTCCACCGACGGACTGACGGACTACACCGAGAACGACGCGCCCGACTACAAGCCCGGATCCGTAGGCGTGAAGGTCAAGGTGCGCCAGCGCTGGCTGAAATACAGGTACTACAAGAAGATCAAGAAGTGGTGGGGCACAAGTTCGACAGAATACACAGGCACCCACAAGTGGGAGGAGTACTTCATCTCCGTCTCTTCGTCATCATAAAACGTCAATACAATGGATATCACACAACTCAAGAACACGGTCAGATATCTCGACCAGCTCGCAGATCTGACCATGCCAGGCAACATCGCATTCTCGTCGCACATCATACTGAAGGAGACCGACGGCGCGACGATCATGGACGAGAGGTACTACGGGGACTTCTCCGGAGTGATCCGTCTGGACCTGACGGACCACCTCGCCCAGTATGCCGAACCCACCCCAGGGGGCGATGAGTTCGACGCCTCGCAGGAACTCGACCTCACGCTGTCCGTCAACGATGTCGAGTACCCGTTCACGCTGGTCCTCCTTCATTCCGCGTCCGTCCTCAGACTGTCGGAGATCGACATGCTGCGCATCCCTGACAGACCGTTCCCTCTGCAGATATTCTTCCCGCTTCCGCGCAATCTTTACCGCTATGAGGGAGCCATGACCACCATGGGCGGGAAACTCGTCTACACGGCCCAGGAGAGAGGCATCCTGCACCGGTCTGTCGACCCTGCAGCCTTCGCCAAGAGTCCGGAAGGATCCTTCCGTCTCACATACCGCTCACAGTACCCTGCGGACAACTGGGAGAAGGTCACGCCGGTCTACAAGGTCACGCCCGGGGAATTCCAGCTGTACCTATTCAGGAACAAGCTCGGACTCCTGGAGTACTTCCCGATGTCCGGAGCCTTCTCGATGAACCCTTCCTACGAGTTCGAGGGTGCCAGGTACGGCAAGATATACAGAAAGGCGTCGGCGTCCTGCAGCATGGTCATGACGCAGTACACCGGACCGCTGACCCGCAAGGCGTCGCAGGTCCTCGCGAAGATGCTCGAGGACGGCTACGCCTTCCACTGGAACGGATCGGCATGGAAGAGGATCATCATCGAGGATGCTGTCATGGCTGTCAAGTCCACGGACTCCGTGCAGTTCCAGAACTTCTCGTTCAGATATCAGGATCCTCTCGATCCTGCAGACATCGCAATTTAACACCACAACGACATGAAAAAGCAGATAAAATTCGGCACAGACGTGAAGATCAAGATCGAGATATCAGATCTTCCAGCACCTCACACCATGGACGACATCGAGTTCTCCGTGACCTTCCGCGCGGGAAGCGAGTCCGCCTCCTTCGAGAAGGGCGACATGAATGTGGTGAACGGGGAGTACGTCGCCTCCCTCGCCACTTCCACCCTGGCCCCTGGCGCCCTATACATGGACGTCACCGCCGAGGTCCCTGACGACACCTTCCCGGACGGCATCATGCACCTGATCCAGACCGTAGACCTGGACTGCAACATCATCCCGTAATCATGAAGGCATCCGGCACCATACTCCCGACCCCTGAAGCCTCTGCAGAACTCCGTCTTCCGGACATATCGGCAGAGGTCAGGGCGGAGACGGTGACGGCTGAAGCAGCCGTCACTGTTCCACATGTGCGGGCCACCATCATCGGCATGGCCATCACCATCTGCGCCGTGGCCATGACTCCGAAGGTATCCGCAGAGTTTATCCCTGACATCTTCGCGGGCGACCTTCCTGCGAACTTCATCACGCTCGACGACCACTACATCATGACGGCCGACGGGCTCATTTTCTTCGTAAAAGACTAAGACATGCAAGACAGCATCTACCGCAGTATATTCAAGGGCAAGGAGATCGACCAGATACTCGGAGGCGCCATTCCGCACCTGAGGCTGACCATGCCCGAATACGAGAAACTCATCAAGGACGGGGAAATTAAGAACCCCGTCTGGTACTGCATCTATGACGACGCGCAGATGACGGATATCTCGAAGATCTTCATCGGCCACCGTCTGCTCATCGACGTGAAGGAGCAGCATGAGGGGCTCATGAGGGAGGTCCGTCTGAGCGAGGAGGAATACCAGAAACTCCGCGACGACAAGAAGATCGTGCCGGGTACATGGTACTCCGTCTACACGGACTTCGCCCACAAGCGCCTGAAGGCGCTCTACAACGGCAGCGTCCTCATCCTGAAGCAGAGCGACCAGGCGAGCACCGGCTTCCCGTACACCTTCCCGATCATTCTCTAACACTATTTTTTAATAAACAAACACATGACAGACCTCAGTCCAATCACCGAGAAGATTGAGAACGGCGGCTCGGACCCTCAAGGCGTCCTCACGGCCGACGAATTCAATCTCATCCTCCAGGCTCTCAAGGAGTGCCAGGGCGGCATCAAGTGCATCATCCGCAACGGCGTCGAATACAAGCCGGACAAGGACGGGATCGTCAAGATGACGATCCTGTCAGACTCCGAGCTTCCGACAGTCAGACTGCAGACCACGGACAACCGCACGAACATCATCTCCACGGACGGCACCGTGAAACTCCACCTGCGCTACACCTCCGTCTACACCCGTGACGGCATCTCCGAGGACACCGGCCACGACGGTATCCTCGTGATCCAGCGCAAGACGGCCACCGACACCGAATGGCTGAACGTGGCCACCATGACAGTCACCCCGCAGCCATGGGATGACGAGAACGCGTACGCGGAGTTCGACATCAGCACCTACCTCCTCGACGGAGACCAGCAGCTGCGCCTCGTCGTCACCGACAAGGAGCTCAATGTATCATCGGCGTATCTCACCTTCAACTCCGTGGTCAAGACCAGGCTCGCGGTGGACTTCATCTCGAACTGGCAGAACGCGGTACCGGGAGGAGACGGGGCATCCACCACGCTCTCGTATGTGCTCTACGGTGCAGTCGAGAAGGAACTCCATCTGGTGATATCCGGAAAGACCACGGCCGGAGCCCCTGCCACGAGGGAAATCATCCTGAACAACGCCACAATCGCGGGATATACGGGAACGTCTAACCCGTTCCACTACATCCTCCAGGATATCGCCAGCGAAGCATGCAAGGTGCTCTCCGTCCATGGCATCCACACCATCGAAGCATGGCTGCAGACGACAGTGGACTCTTCGATCCAGTCGGAACATATCTTCAGCCAGATCTTCGTCCTGGCGGACTCCACCGACCGCAAGCCGTACCTGATCCTGCAGAAGATCGCCGACAAGGTGACGAACTACGTCACCGGAGACATCCTGCAGTATGCCGTCTACAACCCCGTCCAAGGCGCGGCCCTTCCGCTGGAGTTCTCCATCGGAAACTACGCGGGCGACACCATATACCTGAACTATTCGACCCAGGCTCTCCCGGGCGTCCAGTACACTCTCCACAACACCGTGGAAGTCGAGGGTGACTCCACTCCGGAGATCACGACCTACCTGAGGGTGACATCCGACGGCGCGGACATGCTGACCGGCTCCATCGGTGCTTCCATCCGTGCGATCCTCGTGGATAACAGCGAGAATTTCGCCCCTACGGCGGGCGCGGATTTCTTCCTGAACCCGAAGACCAGGAACAACACGGAAGACAATCCTGCGGTCATCCTTAACGCGGCGCAGAACAACGCCGTCATCGGCTCCACCTTCGAGGGCTTCGGATTCGTGAACGACGGCTGGGTGACTGACGCCTCCGGACAGAGGTGCCTCCGCGTCCTCGCGGGTCAGGCGCTGACGATCAACTACGAGTCCTTCCAGGCCTTCATCGATGCGGGTCAGAAGTACGGAAACCAGAAGGCATCCGTGACCATCGAATTCGACATGGCCATCAGGAACGTCACCAACGAGACGGACCCGATCCTGCGCATCTGTTCATACCTGGCCGCCGACAATCTCCCGCTCGGTCTGGAAATGAAGCCCCTCGAGGGCGTCTTCATGACCCGCTCACAAAGGACATCCGGCCAGCAGAACTTCGCATGGCAGGAAGGCAAGCGCACGCACATCGCCATCAACTGCTACTACAACCTCGGAAGCGCAGCGGCCAACGAGACGCAGGTCTCCTATGTCCGCATCTTCATCAACGGCAACATCGAGCGCGAGTTCCTGTTCGACCACAACCGCTCGAACGAGTTCTGGCAGAACGACGCGAACGGAACGCCGTCATCCCTCGGCATCCGCCTCGGTCAGGACGGCGCGGACATCGACATCTACTCCCTCCGCGTCTATCAGAAGGGACTCTCATCTCAAGAGATCCAGCAGAACCGCGCGTCATCACTCCCTACTGCAGCCGAGAAACTCGCCTTCAGGGTAGAGAACGATCTGCTCCAGGACGGAGCGATATCGTACGCGAAGGCGGCGGCAAAATACAACGTCATGGTCTGGTACGGATACAATGTCTCCGGACATAACGAGGACACCAAGACCGACAAGAAGGGCAACCTGTACGTCCAGCAGCGAGGCGCCGACGGAACGATTGACAGAGCCCACTCCGGCAACCTCACGAACGTGACGCAGAAGGGTCAGGGCTCGACCGCAAAACTGTATTACGAATGGAACCCGCAGTTCCAGTGGAAGGATGACACGGGCTCCTTTGTAGACCTTGACGGAGTGGATCACGGTCAGAAGTACCAGCTCATCGACGGCGTACCATGGGCGAAGAAACTCGTCGGCAAGATCAACTACGCCTCCAGCATGCAATCGCACAAGCAGGGCGCCTGCGACCTCTACAACGACCTGTACCGCCGCATAGTGACCGACTGGTCTGTCCCTACTGTCGAAGGCTTCGAGGATACCCGCGTGACTGTCATCGAGCGCCCGTTCCTGTACTTCGTCCAGACTCCGGACGATGCGCAGCCTGTCTTCCAGGGCCTGATCACCTTCGGGCCTGGCAAGGCGGACAAGCCGACCTGGGGCTACGACAAGAAGGTCTTCCCGGACATGGCCATGCTGGAAGGATCCGACAACAACTTCCCGCTCACCGACTGCCGCGTTCCATGGACGGACGACGCTGTCCGCTACAACGCCGAGGAGGAATACTTCGAGTACAACGGCGAGGGTAATCTGGACTTCGACCTCG